CTAAGCCGCCAGTTATCGCACCCAATGTCATAGATTCTGACAAAGGCTCGTCAGGGCTGTATATAGCCCCTATAGGCGCACCAACGGCCGCACCCTTAGCCACACGACCTCCAAAGCCAGTAATGCCCTGTAGGGCTTTTGGTAGGCCTGCAATGTAGGGTTCCAAACTTGCAATCTTTCCCGCTGCCGCTTCAGGTAAAGCAATCAATGGCAATGAACCACCGACAAACTCGCCAATGCCTGAAGATGTCGGGTATTGCTCCATAAAAACTTGTTGCATGGTGTCTGGCGTGTAATCAGGCACTTTATCGTGTAATTGAGTGCCAAACATGTAATCAATGGCTTTAGCACCAAGTTTGCCACCACCTAGCAAAAATTCTGCTAACCCTTTTTTAGCACCTTGATAGCCAGCATAAGCAGAACCAACTTTTTGTAAAAAATCATGAGAAACTGGGTCTTGTGGGTCAAACTTTCCTTCTGGTGCTTCAGGTATTGCAGCCATATGGGCTTCGGGCAAACTATGGCCTAAAATCTCTTGCGCCTGTTCAGGTGTTAAAGACTCATTTACATTCTTTTCTCTTTCTTTCATTTGAGATAACAATGCTGCGGCTTCTTCCTTAGATATTGACATTTCAGGCATCATCGACTGTTGCACAACTTGTTCATCACCTTGTAATTGAGATAATATTGCTTGTGCTTCTTCTTTGCTAATTGCCATAATTAACCCGCTGCTATTTTTTGCAATTCTTCAATAGAGTATTGTCTGCCATCAGATGCAGTTATCATTGTCTGGTTTAATGATGTTATTGGCGTATCTGATTGTTTCTCTTTCTTTTTCAAAATTTTATCTAATTGGGTTTGAATTTTTAATTTATTTTGAGCTTCTAATGGATCTAAGGCTAATGCTTTACTTGATATATCGTGTACTTGTTTTATTGTTTCCCATGCAGATTGTACTTCTTGCATATTGTTAGAATGTGCTAAAACATCAACAACGCGCTCAATCATTTTATTTTGTTCAACAGAAGGATTATCCCCTAGTAATTTTCTAATTTCTGAACCTAAAGCGGGTACAATCTGATTGCGAAAGGCCAATAAATCTGAATAATCCTGATCAGGATATGGCGTTAATGATCTAGTATAGGCGTATGCTTTATGCAAAGAACCTTGTGGGCCTAAGAACTTGGCTGTTCTTTTAAAAATCTGATCATCTTCAACTTTATCAATTAAATCTTGCGCTTGTATTGCCGCATATCTTGAGGCTTTTGTTTGTTGCGTCAAAAGTCCTCTTGTCTGTAATTGTTTTGCAGCTTCTTGATATTCTGGAGTGCCTGGCACAAATCCTGCGGCTATTAAATTTCTTTCTAGTGCCGTTAAATTTTCTTGCGGATACATGAGCCTACTTGTTAGCCCAATATCTCCTTTTGCATAGGCTTGTTGTGCTAAAATTTGTTTTTTTTGTTCATCAGTAAGTTGCTTTTGCTCAGGTTGTTCAGTAACTACAGCTTGATCGGTTAGCATTTCTTGCTGTGGCATTGAAGAACCAAACAGCATAGCTGCTTGTTGCGCTCTAAGTTTTTCCGCATCAATTTTTTCTTGCAACTCACGCATTTTCATTTGTGTGATTTGCTCTTGCAAGCCCATTTGTCTTTCGTCCATTGCTTGTTTTTGTTGTTGTGCCTTTCTAGCTTGCGCTAAATTATACCCTTGCATTAAACCCTCTATTCCTGAGCTAATAGGGCTTTTTACGTATAAGTTAGGTATTGATATAGAACTTGGTATTGCCATAATTACACCTATAACATCATTAAACCGCCGGCTAGGCTTGCAAAATCGCCGATTAAACCAGATTGAGCTTGTTGCTCGGCTTGCCTTTTCGCGGCATCCATACCATATTGAGCCATTTTAGCCCTTGCTAAATCTTCTGCTAAGGTACTGCCAGCTTGATATCCTAAACCAGTCAAACCGGTTAATCCTTGTACACCTTGACCATATAATCCCATCATTTGATTCATATAATTTTGATAGTCTTGATTAGCCATGCCCTGTACTTGCTGTGCGAGTGCTTGCTGCTCAGCTGGCGAGCCTAGTTGACCACCAGCTGCGGCCGCTCTGTTAGCTGCTTCAGTGGCTTGCTGTACATTATATTGATATCCTGGGCTTTGTTGAAAGCCTTCGCCTAAACTGGCATATAAAGCCCCTGGGTCTGAATACATCCTAGATAATTGCTCTTGCAAACTACCTAAGCTGCTAGTCCCTGCTTGTACATAGGGGTCAAAATAAGGAGTAATTGTCTTGCTAATATCACTATAAATCCCGCCGCCAAAAAGGTCATCAAAACTCATTTTTTTCTCCGCTAAACCAATATATTTTCAAAAGTACCCGCATTATTTAACATCATTTTGTTAGTAGTAATGTTATAAACAATTTTATTTGCATTATTGGGCGTGTTAAGTTGCAAAATTTCATCCTGTGTTAACTCTGGAAACTTGTACCCTTCATCGTTTACATTAATACTCAACTGAGTGATCAAGTTTTGAAAAAAAGAAAGCCATGTCTCATTCAGAGTACCATCAACGTTGACAATTTTATCTAGGGGAACTTCGGGTATTTTCATGCGTAAATATCCATTGTTGCACCAGTAACAACAAAACGATCTTTACCCCAAAATCTAAACTGAAAGGTAAAAGAATCGCTTTGCCCCATACGCCAAAAATCTATTTGACCTCTCCGAACCCCTGGCGGATTTAATAACTTAGTAACAATATTCCCAAAGGTGACGCCATCGTCTTTGCTTATAGATAAATCAACTTTGCTTACAGTGTCATTGGCTCCCTGCTCCATTTGTACATTCAGCCGATTGACAATATAAGTCTCATTGTTTGGTTGTCTATAGTGCTTAGTAACCCTAATCCTTGGTATTTCTTTACCGTCATAGGTTGTTAAGTCTGTGCTCATCTCGTATATTTTTGAATCATTAAATGATATAAAATATAATTTGTTATTAAAAAGAACAACTTGTTTTGCAATATGATAATTTCTGCACTCGTCTGTAACTGTATAAAACATTTGTGTATTAAAATCATACACAATGCTAAAATTATCACTAGGGAAGCATATTTGATAAAAAATGTGGCCATCTTGCTGAAACAAAAACCCTTGCGAATCTTCCGGGTTTTTCAATTCTGCCAGTTTAAAATCAAGCCCCTCAGTGGAAAACTTTTGCGGTTTACCGCCAGTTGTAACAACTAAAGCGGGGTTGCTCTTTTCGTTTTTGGCTAGCCACACTAGCATTCCAAAGCCCTCGGCAATGGTTTCTCTGCTTAACACGCCATAATCAATTGCTATTGAATTCTGTCGAACATAGGGAAACAATTGCAAGCCTTGATCTTGCCATAGCTCTGATACCTTTTCGCCCATAATCCATAGCTGGCGATCTAACACCTTTGCGGCTTGCAAAATATCTGCTTTTGTCTGCAAGCTCTGATTCTGCAATGGGCTCCAAATTAAGCCATTGTTTGGGTCAGATAAGTACCATTTTCCATTGTTTGCAGTAGCTATGAAATAGGAATCTTGAAAATCAATATATACGGGTACAAAATCAATCGTTGGCTTTGAAAAAGTGCTATTACCGTAATTATATATATATATTTTGTTACCATCTTCTATGGCGATTTCTTGATTAAAATTTTCGGTTATGTGTACGGGTCCAGCTGTGCTATCTAATGTGCCGATTTTTCTAACGCCTAGAAAGTCAGTTATGACATACACAACATTGCCAAAAACCGCGATCATCTCATTTAATCGCGTGCTGATATATAATGCTCGTGCTTGTCCTCTTGTGAAGTCTAAAGCCTCTTTATAGCCGCTAAAAGGCACAAAACCCGCTGTTTCTTGATCTTGGCCAGTCACCATCATGTTAACTGTTTCCTCAACCGTCATCTCTTTATATCGTGCAAACTTTGTGCCGCCTATAATGTCAAGCGGTATGGTTTTTTTTGGAATCGGTTGAAATCTTGGCATTATGGTGTCCAGCCTCTACCAAGATTGGCTTGGCCATAGTTAAAAACAGTGCCGTCAAACATACTTTTAGTTTTAACAGTCAAGTCAACCCCAACCATTTTATCAATTTGAGCCTCAAGCCCAATTAAAGTTGGCTCTAATGATTGCGGATAACTTTGACCATAAAAGTCACAAATTCTTTTAGCTAATAAGTATTTAAGATAAGATTGATAAAACCTGTCAAGCTTGTCGTTTAGCTCTTCGTAAAGCTCAAGCTCTTGCAGTTTGTATTTACCTGTTATTTTCATTTCATAGGCTTGATCTGGCACAAAATATAGATAAATAATCATTTTATCTAACTGCCGCTCAGCGTAATAATGAAAAGGTAAGCTCTCTAAGTTTTCGACACGGCCAGCCCCAAAAAATCGTGACTGGCTATCTCGTGTCATTTGATAACGTACATTGTCAATACTAAAAGTTAGCTCTCGAATGTCCATTAATCCAGGAATTTCATACTCGCTTTGCCCCTCTACAGTGTCAAAGGTTGTATGTGAGTAGTACGGGATTAAAGAGGTAGTGATTGACTTTTCCGCAATTATATCGTTTAGAAGTTCCAAACCGTCCGTGGTCTGTTCGCTTGAGATAGTCTCAAAACCTCTTGATAAAATACCCGATAAATAATAAGCGTTGCTTATCAATCCTAACGTATTCATCCCGTACCCTCAAAATCCGCTATTTAAAGCGGGTACACCAATCGCAATGCATATTGATCAACCAGGACGCTGCCCCAAATTAAATCATTGACAAAGCCGCGTTGATTCTGCCCGAACAAACTACCGTAATACATGCGCATACTAGCACCTGATTCTGGGTCGTTTTTGTTAGCTGTAGGAAATGGAATCTCTTCAGGTAACATCGGCATAGCTAAAAATAACGGATTGCCGCAAGTCATCAAACCAGCTCTGTGAGAAGGTAAAGCGGTCACGTTATCAGCACCTACAACGCTAATGTTAGTGCTTTGATTGGCATTGGTTGGGTCATCGATCAATGCTGGAAATACAGTAACGGTTAACACACCGCCGCCATCTGCAACCGCGTTTGCTTCAACGCGCACTTGTACATCTTGTGCTGATGTTTGGTGTCCAACATAAGTAACAAACTTAAGCGTATTAGTGCCGCCAGCACCAGCAGTGTTTTTAATTGTCAAAATGTCGCCAGCGTTTAAGGTGGCTGTGCTAGGTGTAGCACCTGACAATGTTAAAATAGTACCCGTTGGGTCGATAGCATCAACGGTTAAAACTTCGCCATCATTACCAACTGTTCCAGCATTTTGCACTTGCAACAAGTTAGTTTGCATAAAATCACAATGGGAAAAGCTGCCAAGCTCCCAAGAGTTAGCAATTTCATTGTTTCTATTAGGCGCAAATTGGTTTAATCCTGAACCAATAACGGCCGGAATTGAAGTGTCTTCAACATAAGCCTTGCATTCACCTTGAGCAGCACCATAGTTTCTCAGGTTAGCTAATGCCTGTGCATATTGTTGATAGCTATTAATTGGCGTTACACCGTCACCAAAGGCTCTGTAAGTGTGTGTAATGGCATTGTTAGCTACATTAGCCCCAACCGCATTACCTAACTCAGCAACCGCTGATTTTCCGAAAACGTCCATATAGTCATCAACGTTAAAAATGAATTCTTGTGCAGTGAATTCATAAGCAACGTTTTTAGCTTGATCAACAGTTAATGAAATTACTTGTTGTTCAGAATTTTGAAAAGTAGCAACCAAAGAATCATTTGTCACAAATCTTGGGGGACTATCAAAAGTAACAGTATCTCCTAAATTTGCTTCTTTTTTTTCAAAATCTTTAAATTTTTTATTGCTGTGGTGAATCCAAGGATTCATATTATCAAGCAATGCTAAGCTTGATTCTTGATAAGTCTCTACTTGCTGTAAAATATTGTTAGCCATCTGTAAATCTCTTTTTTAAAGTGTTGATTAAAAACAGTGGCTAAGAATCAATAACAGATTATACGCGCCATTTTTGGCGTAGTTGCTGCCGTGATAGTTTGCCGCTGTCGTTACTTACGTTAGATGGTGTAATTTGCGACAACGGGTCACGGCCATAACTTTTGTTTTTGGCTGTTTCGTTGTTTTTCAATGACTCAGATAAAGCACGCAATTCACGCATAGCCAAGTTCTGTACTGGGCCTTGCATTTGAAACGCAGTTGCGATTTCACGCATTTTGCTGGGGTTTTTGCCTAAGTGATATAAAACTTCGCCAGCATTATCTAAGTCATCCGATGCTGCTAATAAATTAGGGAAGCTGGCATAGGGTATATCTTTTGTTACTTCTTCAAAATCATCGTATTTTTTTTGAGCGGTTTCTACTTTAGCTTGCAATGATTCTAGTGTTTTTTGTGCGCTTTGTCTGGCTGCTTCTTCCATTTGCAGCCGTTGCAAATCGTCAAAATAAGAACCAATTTTATCAGACACAAGTTTCTCAACGTCAAAATGCTCTGATTGCGTTTGCTGTGGTATTTCCGCTTGCCTATCTTGTTGGCTTTGAATTTGATTCAATGCTTCTTGATAGGCTTTTTCATACGCTGTTTTTTTAGTAGCACCCACAATCTCGTTAACCTTTGATTGTGGTACCATTTTTTCAGTTTCAACCGTCTGCTCAGCCTGTACTGGCTGTGTAGACTGCTGTTCCTGATAAGCTGGCGCACTTACCTCTGCTTGTTCCGTAACTATTGCGTTATCTTCGCTCATTATCCATCCTTCGACTTTTAACCGCGTCACCGTAAAACCGCTTTACATTAGCGTCATGGCCATTTTTCCCGCAATAGCTGCGTAAACCTTGGTAAACCTTTTAATAACAAAAAATTGCCCAAGTAGTTCTATATATACTCACAATTGCTGTAATTGTCAACACTTATGCTTTATTTTTTTGCTTTTCGTTTATTTTTTGTATTTGTTTTTTTTC